TACGACCAGAAGACTTACGCTCCGGGAACAGCAGGGGATTTGCTCAAACACTGGGAGGTCAATAGATGATGATTGCAAACGGCGACAAAGTACGTAACTGGGTCAAGGACAATGACGAAGAGGCGTTGTTCGCAGATGGACTGGACGATGCGATTATTGCTATTTCGCGTGATTCGCTGACAGGGAAGTACCGGGTGGTGTATGACGTAGCCCGTATCGTTCAGGTCTTGATCAACGATCAGGGCATGGATGAAGATGAGGCGTATGAGTACATGGAGCACAACATCATCAACGCCTATGTTGGTGAGATGACCCCGATCTGGGCGTTCCTCCCAGAGGAGAACTGAGTGGCTAAGAAGAAGAGTCCAAACCTATCGGTGGGTCGCGGCGAGAAGTTGCCTGTGTCTCAGGGTGCTGGCTTAACTGCCAAGGGTCGAGCGAAGACGAACGCTGCAACGGGCAGCAATCTCAAGGCTCCCACAAAGGACAAGGACAACCCGCGCCACAAATCGTTCTGCGCACGGAGTAGTTCATGGACGGGTGATCGCGGCAAGGCTGCGAGAAAGCGATGGGGCTGCTAATGGCAAAGAACTCATTGGTTGGAAACATCAACAAACGTAAACGTCTTGGGATTTCGCGCCCCAAGTCGGAATCCACTGTCAGCGCGAAGTCATTTGCCGCCATGAAGAGCGGCTGGAAGAAGAAGAGTAAATGAAGAAGCCAGCAAAGAAGGCGATGTCGAAGTCGCCAATGATGAAGAAGGCTGCTGCGAAGAAGCCAAGCATGGGTATGAAGATGGGCGCAATGCGTAAGGGAGGAATGTGAAATGCCAAAGGTAGGAAAGAAGACGTTCCCATACACCGCCAAGGGGAAGGCTGCTGCGGCAGTTGCGGCAAAGAAGACTGGTAAGAAGGTCACGAAGACGAAGGGTTACTAAATGCTTGGACATCGATTCATCAAGATCCGTGCTACGTGGTATCACGCTGACGAGGTACTACAGATTGACGATCTCGGTGGTCGTATGCGTGTCATGCTGTCCAGTGGATTGAAGTTAGACCTCGACCCCATTGAGGGTGAGAAGGTCGCCAAGCAATTGGAAGATCATGGTCTGACTCAAGCCAAGGGATTTGACAACTCATCGATTGCGATTCTTGTGAATCGATTGTCTTCGCTGGAGAACACGCTTTCAAATATGAAGGCAAAGTTGGCAGCGATTGAATTAGAAGGTAAAGCCAAGCAGAAGGTATCCACGTGATCGACTTTAGTAATATCAACGCCATTCGTGACGAGATCGAACGGGCGGAATACTTTCGCAATGAGCACATGGAAACCCCGAAGGAACTCCGCGAGGCGTTCTCAGGTGCGGCGTACCGAAGCGGTCGGGGGACGGAGCAGCCGGAGAACGCAGTCCATGCGTATATTTCGATGGTGCTCCCCCGCATCGTGCATGACAACCCGAAGGTGCGAGTGACCAGTTCGCGCCCGGGCATTCAGAAGACAGCCTGCGTAGCGATGAAGGCTGGTATCAATCGTTGGTCGAAGATGACCCGGGTGCGCGGGACGTTGGAGCGCATTGCCACCGATATGTTGTTGGGCTGGGGAGTTGGCATGGTTGTCAACGAGCCAAAGGGGGCAGAGCGCAAGTGGGATGCTGACGGTCCGTACCTTCCGCGCCTGTACCGCATTGACCCAGAGCGGTTCTTCATTGACCCGGCAGCACAGCACTGGGAAGAGGCTCGCTTCATGGGTCACGTGTGGATCAGTGACAAGGAAGACCTGTTGCGCTTGGCTGAGATCGATGAGACTTGGAACAAGGAGGTCATTGAAAGCCTCGCCTGCAACAACGGTGTTGATGAATTACGTGACTATCGAGACATCCCAGAGCGTTGGGAACTCGCCATCTACGAGGTGTGGGTTCCAGAGTTGGATGAGGCTGCTGCCGAACTGATCGATGAGGCAACTGATCAGGCACTGTTCAATGGGACGATCTACACCATTGCCAAGTATCAAGGCAACTCTGGCGCACCAGCACCGCGATACGAATACGTCCGCGCTCCGCGCCCCTACTATGGTGCTCCGAATGGTCCGTACATCATGTTCGGGGCGTTCACTGTTCCCAATGACCCATACCCGCTGAGTCCGATTGTGGCTTGCCGCGATCAGATCAACTATGCGAACGAACTTGCTGTCCGTCAGCAAGAGAACACAAAGCGGTACAAGAGAATTCTGGTCGGCGATGCCAAGAACCCCAAGTTGCTACAAGACATTGTCAGTGCGCCGGATCTTTACGTCTTTGCAGAGGCAGGAATCACGGCGCAAAGCATTATCCCCATCGAAGTTGGTGGCACTACAAATCAACATATCCAGTCGGTCGAAACCGCCAAGGAGCGTTTGGATCGAGCACTGGGGATGTCCGATGCGATGCGCGGGAACATCTCAGGTGGAGCATCGGCTACTGAGGTGGCGGTTGCTGAAAGTGCCTCCACGATGCGCATTGCCCACCTCAAGCGCGGGTTCCAAGAGTCGGTAGACACGATCATGCGCAATGTCGGGTGGTATCTCTGGCACGACCAGCGCATCATCATCCCAGTCGGCGGCGAGGACACCAAGGGTCTGCCGATGGAGGATCCGATCTTCCAAGGCGGTCTAAAGGTGGGTGCTTGGGAGGATATGCAGATCGATGTGGATTCCTATTCAATGGAGCGAACCAGCGAAATGCTGGCGCAAAAGCGTGCTGTGGAGACATTTACGGTTGTAACTCAGGCTGCGCAGGCAATGCCAGCCATGCCGTGGATCCGCTGGCGCGACCTGATGTCCTTCCTTGGCGATGCCCAGAACGTCCCGCAGATGGCTGACTTCATTGACGAGTCAATCCTGAAACAAGCAACCCAACCACAGCAAGCACCACAAGGGGGGGTAGGGGGTGTTCCACAAAGTCCTCCTTCCCCGTCTCCTACTGGCGAGCAACCTGCAATATCGGCGCGATCACAAGGCGCAATTGCAGCCGCTGCTTCGAGGATGTAATGCCGAACTACGAATTTACCAATCAAGCAGGGCAAGTCGTGGAGGTTTATTACCCCATGTCCACTGTCCCTTCGGTTGGCGCAGTGGTGCAGCATCCGGAACGCGGCACGTTGACACGCATTCTAAGCAGTGCGCAACTGTCGCCTAACTTCACCACAGGCACATACCCCTATGTCAGTCACACACTGCCGCGCAATATGCCCGGTGTGCGGTGTGATGCCAAGGGTCACCCAATCATCTCAAGCCGTAAGCACGAACGCAATGTTGCGTCTGAGCACGGCTATGTACGAGCAGAGGACTAACTATGGACAGCACTGCTGAACCCATTGATGTCGAAACGCTGCCCAGCGGGGCAACGGAGCAAGACACTGGTATCGAAGTTGAATCATCACAACCAGATGACGAGGATTCGATACTTGATCAATTGCTTGGAAGTGTGGAATCCGATGACGATGAAGCCGATGTAGATTCGTCTACGACCGCTTTTGAGTCTGAACCATCCACACCCGCCTTTGACCGTGAAGTGGTCGCCAAGATCCTTAAACGGGATGGCGTACCGGATGCAATCATTTCTTCTGCTTCCGATGCTGTGCTAGCCGAATGGGCTGCAAAGGCTGAGAAGCGACAGAAGGATGTCGATTCATACGGCGGTCGAGTGAAGCAGATGGAGGAGCAACTTGCTCAAGGGAAGTCACCAGCGGATGCGGCTATCGAGGCTAACAAGCCTACGAATGCGGCTCCAAAGGCGGCTGATCCGTTTGAGCAAATGGCGGAAATGTATGGCGAAGACGTTGTTGCGCCAGTCCGTTCAGCCTTTCAGATGCAACAGCAGCAAATGCAGGAAAGAATGCTGCTTGCCGAAGCCCGTGCATCGGATGCTTCGATACGTGTTCAGTACGGGGCGAAGGCTCCAACCTTTGACGTAGTCGTAGCGAAGATGTCTGCAATGGGTGCTGCAAAGCCGGGTGGGTACGCGAGCATTGATGAACTCACGCGAGCCGCCTACACGGAACTAGTTGGAACCACAAAGTCTGCACCATCGATCAAGAACTCACAGCCAACCGCGCCACGTGCGTCAAGTCCACCTGTGAAGGCTCCTGTTCGCGATGCTGACGATGACATCCTTGATCAAATCCTCTCTGGGACGAACACTCGTTCGTCTCGCATCAAACGTTAAAAGGAATAGGCAATGCCTTCAATTACACAATTCAATGACTTCATGCAGTCAACCGGACCTTCTTATCTGAAGAGTGCGGATGCCGTTATCAACGAAGCCGTCAAGAACAACTACGTTCTCTCGCGTCTCCTCAAGGAGAAGGCAAGCGAAACAACTGTTCAGGGTGGTACGTCCATTAAGGATGTCATCGTCTTTGACGATGCTACGACCTACCAGAAGTATCAGCCAAACGACACGTTCACTTGGTCGAACCCACAGGTCACTGACACGCTGACCGCTCCTTGGCGTTTCAGCATGGACCATATGTCGTGGACCGATCAGGAAATTGAACTGAACGAAGGCGACCCAAAGGTCATGTACAAGCGCGTGAAGCGCATCAAGGAAATGCGTATGTGGACTTCCATGCTGAACGGCATGGAGAACGATCTGTGGGCAACTTCCTTCGGTAACTATGGCAACATGGAAACTGGTGGCAAGGAGCCGTACTCGCTTCCTTCATTCATCACCGAAACCGTCAACTCGGATCTCACCTTCGGTGAGCGTGGTGGTGTGCCTGCTGGTTGGACGAACATCCTCGGCATCAATCCTGCCAACGACCCACGTTGGACGAACCAGATTTCGTTCTACAACCGTCTTGCTGGTCACAATGATCTGCCTAGTGTGCAGGCTGCTGATGCGTTCGGAACCAGTGGTCATAACAACAATGACCTTATTGCCCGAACTGTTTATAGCCTGTTTGGTGCATTTGACGATATGTACTTAAAGGTGCAATTCAAGGCTCCTCTTACGCAGAAGCAGTACTTTGAGGAGACGATGTTCAATCGTCAAATGATCTTGTGCTCAAAGGACGGTATCAACCTGTACAAGCGATCACTTCGTCAATCGAACGATATGCTTGTGAGCGCACAGGATTCGGCGTACAACACGCCTACCTTCAGTGGTATTCCTGTTGAGTACTGCGCCAACATGGATACGGCTGCAATTTACCCTGCTATTGCTTCTGGATCGTCAGTTACTGATACGTTGGCTGGTCGTAACAGCAAGACGGTAGTTGCCACCGG